ACCAGATGCGCGGTGATAGCTGGTGTGGCAGTGCTGGTAGAGTAGACGTTAATCGAACTGTTTATCGTCAGCGTCACATTGATCGGGTCGGTGCCGTTCCAGCCGTAATTATTCTGCAAATCGTTCGACAGATTATAATTCGTTTGATCCGACGAAATCGTGATGCTTGTACCGAGCGATTGATGCCCGCCCTGCGCGATGGGCATCAACATTATTGAAGCGCCTTGACTGTGAGGTGCGAAAATCCGTTCAGCTTAGTGACGTAAAAAAAGAAGTCATCTCCGTCTGTCGTGCTGATCGTGTCGCCATCGACTAGCGTAAAGCTGCTTGTGGTGATCGCACCAGCCGACGCATTGTTCGTGTACTGGATCACGATAGTGCAATTGTTCGTCGGCGGTGCCAGCGTATGCGCTCCGCCGTTGACTGCATACTGCAAGTTGCCGTTGGCCTCGTCCGGCGTGTAAGTGCCGCTGCTTTTAGTGCCGGCATTATATGGCGTGGCGGCAAAGCCAGCGGTCAGGACGTCGGCGGTGTCGGCTTTGAGCGTATCAGCGTCAAACCCTTGAACGTCAGTGCCTATCTCAACCCCAAGATTTGTACGCGCCGTGGCGGCGTTGTTTAGGTCAGACAGGTTGTTAGTGACAGTCAAGAAACTCGCTGCGCTGACGGCGGCGTCTTGCCAAGCCGAGCCATTGTACACGCGCAACACGTTGCTCGTGGTGTTGAAGTAAAGATCGCCAGCGTCTAGCCCGGTTGTCGGATCGCTCGCCGACGCGCCGTGGAAGATGCCCTGGAAGGTGGCAAGGTCATTGCTTGCGGACGTAGCTGAAGTCGATGCAGAAGACGCAGAACTTGCCGCCGCTGACGCGCTGCTCGCTGCGTTCGTTGCAGACGTTGACGCCTCGCTTGCCTTAGTGGTCGCCGTCGTCGCGCTTGACGCGGCGCTGGTCGCAGACGTTGAAGCGTTGCTTTCAGATGTTGCCGCGTTCGTCGCAGATGTTGATGCCTCACTTGCTTTTGTGGTCGCTGTTGAGGCGCTCGCCGTTGCGCTCGTCGCGCTTGACGCGGCGCTCGTTGCGGAGGACGCGGCATTTGTCTCGCTTGTAGAAGCGTTGGTCGCGCTGGTTGAGGCAGACGTTGCAGATGTCGCAGCGTTGGTCGCAGAAGTTGATGAATTTGTTTCGCTTGTGGCCGCGTTAGTGGCGGATGTCGCCGCGTTAGTAGCACTGGTCGCAGCCGCTGTCGCAGAGGAGGCGGCGGCGGTGGCGCTGGACGCGGCAGCGGTGGCCGAGGTGCTGGCGGACGCAGCGTCAACCAGCAAGTCCCACTTCGCTACATCAGCGTTTGACGATATGGGCTGCGAGCCTGACGATGTATGCGCCGTGTTGGCGATATAGATGTTGTTGTTGCTGGTGTCCTTGACGATGTCGCGTTCCGCATAGGCGGTTGAGGCGGCCCAGTTTCCTTCAAACGTGCCGAGTTCTTGTGTCACCGACAGATTGCCGGAACCGTCGAACGCGAAAATCTTATTTGCGCGGTCTGCGGCACTGATCGTGAATTCGGCTGAGCTGATCGTGTTTGTTTTCGACGCCTTGATCGCTCGGTCCAATTCTTCTTGAATGCCCTGGGTGATGAACGTCAGGCGGTCGAGCGCGTCCTCGTGACTGTTCGCCGGGAAGGGGTCATTCTCGACGTAGTCGGTCCCTTGCGTCAGCGTCAGATTACGTCGGATAACGACCGTCTCGCCGGTCACCGGCGCCGTGACGAACGTCACAGTGCCGCCGGCATCTTCACCAACGCCGCTAACGCTATAATGCGTCGTCAGCGTCTTCGTCGTCTCAGTGCCGGTGCTAGATCTTATGATGACCTCAAGATCCGCCGCAGCAAAAATTCGAAACCCATAAGCAAAGGCGACGGTCGAGCCGTCGCCTGAGTAGCTGTTTTTAGTCGTCGTCGAGCTAACACTCATCGCCGCAATTCTCCTCGATTCGACATGTCGTTTTTAATCATCTGTAAATCCTCATATGCCTGCCGCACATTGTCGTATTCCGGCATACTCAAAATTACCGGCAACGCCGACTCGTAGAAGCGGTCCTCGATATCGCGAATGGCGTCGAACTGTTCTTTGTCTGTCATGCGCGCGTACTCGATCGAACCGATCAAATTGTTGAGCGCCTCGTTGAACGTCTCAGCCTTACCTTGCGGAGACATTGTGCGGATTACGTTTTTCGCCGTGTTCGTCCACTGCGATGCAAACGCATCGGAGAAGGCAAACCCGTTATGCTTTTTGCGGGTCTGCCGCAACGGACCTTTTAGCCGTATTTGCTCGCGCATCAAAGCGTCAGGCGCTTCGCCTTTTTTGATGTTAAATGGCAACGCCAGGTTCCAAGCGGCAAGCACCGGATTTGTGTCGAAGCGATAGTTCATTTCGCGCGGCTTGCCGAAAACGTCGTATTGAATCGCGCTACTATCATCATCGGCGCCGCCAAACAAAACACGATCCGAGACCATCGCCTGCCACTTTTGCATGGCGTCGTTAAAGGTGGCGCTCGGTCCGCCCTTAACAGTCCCAACTAGCTCATAGCGCGGTTCCATTTTGCCGTCGCCGACATCTCGGAACGGAGTTATCTCTGGATCAGAGACATCGGCTATCGTGTAGTATTGCGGCTTGCCGGACGGCCGGCGCGACGTCGGATCAATCGCACGTTCGCCGGCGCGTATTGCAGCGCTGTACGGTATGAAGCTTTGTAATGGTGAGCTTGCCAAGTAACTCATGTCGCCGCGCTGTATCGCTTCCTCGATGTCGCCAAGCGTCTTTAACATCGGCATGTCAGTGATGTATTCGACCGCTGCCGCAGCCGCCGCTGACGCTAAATTGATCGATATTTCCGGGTTGTTGCTGCGCCGCATTTTTTCCGCTGTGCTTGCCGCAATTCCGAGGATGGCGCCGACAGGCTCAAGGCCGGCGTAGCTGACATAGGTCAGTGGTCCGTTTGGCGCGCCGGTTTTAGGATCAAACAAGGGCAATGGATCGCCCTCGCTATCGACCGGAAACCCGTCGCCGCGGAAAACTAGGGAGTACGGCTGCCATCCCGGCGGCAGCATATCGCGCTGCCGTTGATCGGATGGCATTGCGCCGGTCAGGCGCCCATTAACCGCATGCTGATAGACGGTATACATGATGCCCCAACCCATCGCCGCACGCGCCAGCGCGCGTTGGCGTTTTGCCGGATCTTTGGTAAACGCACCGACAGGGAGCGCACGCTCCATGAACCTCAAGATGTTGTTCGTTGGCGCGACGACGAACGGCATCATTATGCGACCAAAAAAAGGCACTCGCTGTATAACTCGTGCCGCTTCTCCGATCGATCCGAGGTCGCTTGTCATCGTGTTGTAGCGCGCTGCCTCGTCGAGCTTACCGGCGTATGAACGCGGGTCAAGAATGCTCATAGCAAAATTGTCGAATGCTTCCTGGTCCGTCTTGCCGAGCGCTTTGGCGCGCATGGCTTGCGCATAGGCTTCGCTGTACAACTCACCACGCTGACTGAACACGCGCCAAAAATCATCGGCGGCCATCAGCGCGCGACCAGGTATTCGCACGCCTCTGCCAATCGCGTCGACGAATCTTCCAGGTTTGCCGCTCAAATTTAAATTTTCGGCGTCAATTGCCCGCAGTTGCGCTCCCTCAACCTTATTAAGGGCGTCGGCCGGCAGCTCGCTGTCATATGTCCGCCGCGCAGTGATTAAGGCGTCGGACAACGCGCGCGTCATTCCAAATACGCGCGCGAGTGCCTGTCCCATAAACACGCCCTCTTCGACGCCGCCAGCACCAACGGCACGCCGCACGCTGCGCTCAATGGCGCCGATGGCGCCCGCAAGCAATTCTTCGGGCAACTGGTAAGCCATGAATAGCGGCGTGGCGAAGAAGTTTTTTATATGTGTCTTAGTCCAAGACAGCAACCCGTTGACGTAGAACTCTTGAAAGACTCCGTTGGCCTTCGAGAAAAACGAACCTGCCGCGAATTTGTGCAGGCCGGCTGATCCACCTTTTTTCTGCGCCGTCAATAGTCCCTTCGCGAGCTTGATCGCCTCACTTGCCCCGCCCGTGCCTTTTAACAAATCTTCCGCCATATCGGCTGCAATTTCAGATGTGCGTGCGCTTGCCGGAATGTTGAAAGCTTGCAGCGCGCGCGCAATCTCAGTCTGCGCCGCTTTAGTCTGCATCTGAAT